CCGTAAGTTGCTTTTATTTGATCCTCTTTGAAAGGAATCATAGCCATTTTTTGAGCGTGGAAACCTTCCATCATTTCAAACATCATGCCCCGCGTCTCTGCAGACATATAGCGCATACTACCGCCTATGTCATGCATGAGCCCGCCTATCTCATTCCCATAAGCACGGCGGTACTTTCTAGCGTAATACTCTGAGTCTCCTGCCATTCCTTGCATTTCACGGCCCATAGTATTACGCATATCTCTAGCGGTACGATCCATACCGTTTCCTATTCGTCCTAGTTCTCTATTCATATGTTCAACGTCGTTTCGGACGTGGGAACTGTTTAACCGCGCGTCAACCTCGACTCTTCCATCTGCCATGTTTTAACTCAACTCTCTTTCAATATTAAATAAGGGCCCCTATCATCTAATTAAAGACCTCTAGGAGCCCGTACAATCGTTTTTAAATATACGTAGTGCATATACGTAGTTCATATAAGTAGTACATATAAGTGGTACATGTAAGTAGTTCATATAAGTAGTACATTTGCATTAATCTAAAGCATTAAGAGCGTCGCGGGCTTCCTGTTGAGCCTCTATAACTCTTCTAAGCGCCTTGCTACGTGCTTGGTACGCTTTTAACTCTCTTTCTTCTCTAATTGCTTTAGCCTCAGGCAACTCGTACAGGTCACGCATTTTTCGTAGATGTTTAACCTCTTCAGCGTTGTACTCTGTACGTTTAGGGATATCGTTAGTGCGGTACCCTATGATTTTTTTCATTGCAGAGTCGTCAGGCAAGTTATGAAACATGGCTATGAAATGACACCACAAAAGCTTTCCTTGTTGCTCATACAGGTTGATTCCGTAAGCAGACAAAAAGGACGAGAATATGACAGGGGCGTCAATAGTGAAATCTACTACAGGGGCCTCCTTGTCCTTCTCGTCCTCATTAATCCCGCTATTGGAATTATTCTTATTCGTTTCTGCTTTTGTTAGCGTATTCGCTGAAGTCTCTGCAGTTAAATCCTTGTCAAAGCGTTCTTTAAAAATCGCTATAAGTAATTGAGCCTGCTGATCCCCGTCAAGCTGAGATAATAAAGACCTGTCTTTCATGAGCATCTGCAGAGCAATATAAGGCTTTTGCCTCTTTGCAATAGACTTATCATCAAACATTTCATACATAGCAAGCACGTTATCATAATAGAGATTGAGAGCAACGTTAACGCCTGCAAAGTGAATACTATCTAAATTAGTATCTGTCAGTTTAAACATTGCTCACCTGCTCCTTATCGGTTTAAATATCTATCTACGGCGCCGTTTGACTGTTCGCCTAACTCTTTTTGTACCATTTCCATAAGAGCGTCAATAAGCGCGACAATCTGCATGCTAGACTTACCCGCTAACTCATAGATAACTTTAAACTTCCCCTTACCTAGCAACATATCAATAGTGCCTGCTAGAATTTCTGTTTGAGACTTTTTCATTTCCTTAAGTTGTTCTTCTGTAGCAGTAGATAACTCAGGAGCATTCTGCTTCAAAGTCTCGATTTTATCAGCGTAACTTTTAAATCCGTCCATATAACCCATTAAAGAGTCATCATCAAAATTCATAAAGAATCTTTCCCCGCCGATTGCTATTTCTTTTACCGTGCTTTTAAATTCAAAATTAAATACATTATTAGTCATGGTTTTCCGTCTCCTTTTTGGTTGCATTAAAAAAGGCCAGTAAGACTAAACTCACTGACCTTACACATTCATGTATTAATTTGCCTTGATTACTTGTCAATATTGACAGTTCCGCCACTTACAGGGGCTTTCTTGTATTCTGGTACACCGTCAAATGAAAGAGTCCACTCTACCTCACCCTTAGCATTCGCGTCTCCTCCGGGCATTTTAATGCCTGAAATAGTAGACATTCCAGTATAAATTGTTCCGTCAGGCTCAGTAACACGGAAAGGCGCCTTACGAGCGTCACCTGTTAAGTGTGCTTTCGAGAAAATGAAATTCTGAGCCGGATCAGCATAATCACGATGACCTGAGAACGAATACGCAAGCATTAGGCCCGTGATATCGTTTGTAGCCATACCGCCACCGTTGTAGTAATAGGTTTGCTCTGATTCCTCGTTATTGTCGGGTTCTACAGAGGTAACACCTGCAGAAATATTAGCCCATTTAGTCGTTTCCCCTGTCCCTTCTGTTCCAATATCGAATTTATATAAGTGATTTAATAAGAATGACATTGTTATTATCTCCAATCTAGCTTTAATAAGTTTTTATCTTCAGTGTATTCTGTGCTGATTACTAGAGAGTAAAGGTAGCTTCCTTTTTCCTCTCTGCTAATAAAATGAGGCTCTACAGTGACTTTTAACGTAATAGCCTCTGCGGGTTTGATTCCTTGAGCCTTGTTGCTAACTAGCCATTTATTGAAAGTCTCAATGTTAATTTGATAGAATCCCTCACGAATGCCATAAGCTTGCATCATAGCGGAACCTTGATTTGTATGTCTTACAATGATTTGATATTGCATTGTAGCCGTAGCGCCTGCATACATAGGGACATCAGCAGTAGTAGGCATATGGCGTATACATATAGCGTTAACGTTACGTTTAGCCTGTTCGTCTACGGGCAACATATCGTAGGTGTAAAGCATCGGCCCCACCTGCTCAATATTACTTTCAATGTAAGCGTGTAAATGTTCAATAAACATTACTGTTCACCCCTAGATATTGCTCTTAATCGCTTCACCTGCAAAGTTAACCCAGTAAGGAAGTTTAGAGGACTTAGCCTTTTCGAACCATAAGCCAGAAGCGTTAGGGTTCTTGTCCTTATGAAAGTTATATTGCGGGTTCCAATAGATATCAGAAGCATAAGGAGTAGTCCATAGCAAATTACCTTTATCCATATCGGACGCTATTAAGCTAGACTGCATGGTTGCCGTGGTGTCCATAGGGATATAGTAATTACTATCTGCTAGAACTTGCTGAGAAAACGCCCTTTGCGCCTTCTTGACTGCTCCGTCAAACTTCTGCTCTACATGGCTTGTATCAATACGAATGTTAGTAGTTATCATTCTAGTTCCACCTCTAGATGATGTAATAACGTAGCGTCATACATGTATTTGATATCCTTAACAAGAAATTCTCTACCATGAAAAACCACTTTACTTTTAAGGTTAACGCTCATTAAATCGTAAGGCGTGTGTTTAGCGTCCATAAACATAATAGTCTTAGAACCTAAAGCCTCACCCTGCGCCGTTTGAATCACGCCGGAAACCTCTTGAACTCTGACAAACTTTAAATCTATTGCAGGTTTATAAGTTCCCTCTGCTCCACCCCAACCGCTAGATACACCTTTGTAAGCGGAATATTTAACCGTATGGCATAGTAATTTCTTTTTAATAGGACGAGTCATGACGCTTCACCCCTGCATATAAAAGCCCTGTAGGTATCAGGTAGTTGAGCACGTCTGCAGAGTATACAACTCTAGGACCGCTACCTTTAGAAACTGAAGCAGGGCGCTCCGTATACGCTCCAATTGTGTAGCCGTCACCGTTAGCATTTTCCGTAGTAGCAGAAGTTTCCCCGTTTTCGAGCAAATATTCCACTTGAGAACAGATAGCAAACTTAACTAGTCGCAATTGTGTAGGGTGTAATTTATCAAGCCCGCCCATATGCAGTATTTTCATTCCTGTAATAGCATCTACTAAACGTCCCGCCCGTCTGTTTAAGGCTTTCCATTCGTTAGAGTCAATTTCTAGAGTTGAACTATATTCATCTGCAAAAAATGTGAAATCGAAATCATACATATAGTTCACCTCAATAAAGAAACAGGAGCGCCCTATAGACACCCCTATTTACTTGTTATTAGTTTTTATTTTGTGCCTGCAGTAGCCGGCTTAGCAGAAACAATAACGCCGTCCGCTTTATGCTTACGAATAAACATGTCATGGAATAGGCGGTTTTGGTATAGGTTTCCGTCACCTTCTGTATGAGTACCTGCTAAGAATAAGTAGATTGAGTTAATCTTACGAGCAGTTAATACAGAAGGCTTAGCAACTACAATATAGTTAATTTCTTGCCCTGTAGGTACAAAGCCAGTAGTAAAGTCGTATTCAGTGTAAAAACGGTCCGTGTCGAACACTTCAATAACTTTAGAGCCGTTAATTACGGTGATACGTGTACTAATGCCCTCGTCCATCGTTTTAACGTTGATAATTCCTTTTTCTAAAGCGACGTTTTCTAGCAAGTCCATTACTGCAGTATGTACGTAAACAACAACATTAACAGAGCCATACTTACGAACTTTAGATAAATCAGACTTAATAGCTTTTAATACTGCCATACCGTCTTTTTTAGATAAGTCCTCTTCA